GAAGAGGAAAAAGAAGAACCAACTCAGCCTCCAACAAAACCAGACCCAATCGGAGACCAGACAGACGATACTTCAAAAAATGGTGATGAAGAAGAAGGAGAAGAAGGAGAAGAAGGAGAAGAAGGAGAAGAAGGAGGAGAAGAAGGTCCACAAATAGGCGATAGAAAAACTGAAAATAATATATTGCTTGAATGGACAGATACTGATGGTGATGGTGTTGGTGATGAATGGGTTCCAGTTATTAAAGGAACTCCGGGAGTAGGAGAAGGGGAAGAAGAAACAAATGAAGAAAAAACTAGACAAGAACAACTAGCTAGAGAAAGTGCAGAGGCTGCAGCAAGAGGAGAAGTACCTGATGATGCTAAATTACCAGATGCTGAACAAGTAGGATTTCAAAGAGATGTAAATGGTGAGTTAATTTTAGATGAAGATGGTAATCCAATACCTATTGCTGAACAACAAGTTAAAGAAATGGATGAGCCTACTAAAGTTGAGCAACAAGAAGATGTAACAACAAGAAAAGAAAAAGTTACAACAGGAACTGCAGAGACTGCAGAAACTCCAGAAGAACGAGCAGCTTCAACATTTACAGCAAAACAAGTAAAAGAAAAAGTTGATGTAGAGGCTGCTGAAAAAGATAAAGAAGATATAAAACTTGCAGAAGCAGCAGAAGTTGCAGATGTAGAACCTATTGTAGGTGCTGATGTAGAAGTCGAAGAAGGTGCTATAGCTGAAAGAGTAGTTGGAGAAATTAGTAAAAATGCTAAAGCTAAAGCTGCTAAAAATGCTGGTACTTCATTAGCTAAAATAACAAGAGCTAAAAAACAATTAAGAAATGCAGGACTATCAGAAGAAGAAATTGCAGCGATTGGTAATGACATAGAAGATTTAGAAGCCCGATTAACTGATTTTACTGAAGAACAAAGAGGTATTATAGCAGGATTACCTGAAGAAGCCTTAGTATCTACACAGTTAAATGGTTTATTAGAAGGCATGGAAAATGGTGAGATACCACCTTGGGCTTCTCCAGCAGTTGCAGCAGTAGAACAGATGTTAGCTGCTAGAGGATTAAGTGCTTCTAGTGTTGGTAGAGATGCTCTGTTTAATGCTATTATTCAAAGTGCTATGCCAATAGCTCAAAGTAATGCTCAAGCTTTACAACAAAGTGTAGCTCAACAAAAAGATATAGAAGCTAGAGCTGACGAAGCTAATGCTCAAAGACAGCAACAAGTAGGATTACAGAATGCTCAAAATGTATTTAATATGAATATGGCTCAGTTTAATGCTGACCAACAAACTGAATTATCTAATAGTAAGTTTATGCAAACTGTAAGTTTAACTAATGCTAGTAATGACCAACAAGCTGCTGTACAAAATGCAGTCTTAGCATCACAACGAAATATAGCAGAAGCTAACTTACAACAACAAGCAGAAATATCAAATGCTCAAAACTTTTTAAAGATTGATTTAGCTAACTTAAATAATGAGCAACAAGCTAATGTATTAGAAGCTCAATTAAGTCAACAAAGAATATTATCTAATCAAGCTGCTGTAAATGCATCAAGACAATTTAATGCTACTAATGAGCAACAAATGAATCAGTTTACTATGAACTTAGCTGCTCAAACAGAACAGTTTAATAAGTCACAGTTAAATGCTATGGAGCAGTTTAATGCTACACAAACTAATGCTGCAGCAGCTAGAGATGCTAATAGAGCTGTAGATGTACAAAAGTTTAATAATCAGTTAGCTACACAGATAGACCAATTTAATTCTAATCAAGATTTTGCAAGAAATCAATGGAATGCACAAAATAGAGCAGTAGTAGAACAGTCTAACACACAATGGAGAAGACAAGTTAATACTGCTAATACTGCAATGCAAAATCAGATTAATGCACAAAATGCACAGAATGCTTTTGCTATGACACAAACAGCTCAATCATTCTTATGGCAAGAATTAAGAGACCAAGCTGATTATGATTTTAGGTCAAGTGAAAATGAAAGAAATAGAATATCAGCATTAGTAAATACAGCACTAGCTTCAGACCCTGAAAAGTATGGTTCTAGTGTAAATGATATTAAAACACTAATAAGTTTATTAATTAGTGGGACAAGTTAAGGTATAAATTATGGGATTATTTAAAAAATTAAAAAAGGCTTTTAAAAAGATTGTAGGTGGAGTTAAAAAAGCAGTTAAAGGAGTAATTAAAGGAGTTAAAAAAATAACTAAGAAATTTACAAGTAGTAAACTTCTTAAAGCTTTGGCTATTGCTGGAGCTGTCATAGTTACGGGAGGTGCTGCTCTTACTGCTTTTGGTAGTGGTACTGGTTTAGCTGGAACTAAGTTTGGAACTTGGATGATGGGTGCTAGTCAAAAAGCTTTAGCTGGTAGTGTATTTACAGGAACTCAAGGAGCAGCTAAAGTATTATCAAACATAGGAAACTTTGCAATTAAAACTGCTAGTAAACCTTTTGGAGCTGTTGGTGGTGCTTTAGGTAGTACTGCTAGAGTTGGTGTTAATTTAGTAACACCGGGAACAAGTGCATTTACTGCTGGTCCTGCTGCAGGTGCTCCAGTTCCCTTTAGTGGAGCAGCTTTAAGTGGTCAAATGGACACAAATAGAATAGCTTATAGTGGAACAAATGCTGTTGGAGAAGCCGAATATGTAGATAGTGTAACTGGTGAACTTTTAACAAAAAAAGAAATATCCAGACTACCTGAGTCATTTATTCAAAATCCTAATACATTAAATGAAGCTAATGAAGTAGTAAAAGCTACATCTGAAACAGGTGGATTCTTTGACACGAAGGCAGGTAACTTTGTATCTAGTGTAGGTAGGCAAGTAGTTGGTGGTGTAGCAACAGGAGCACTTATGAGTGAAATACAAGGAGACCCTCGTCTTGTAGGTACTACTGCTGGTGGTGGAGGACTAGAACGTGCTGCTGGTTTTGACCCATTAAGAATATATGCATCTCAAAATAATATTGATACTAGCTCAATTTATAATCAATTGCTATATGGTAATTCTGACCCAAGTACTGCATATGGAACACAATTATATAATCAACAAACAGTAGGAGTTGCATAATGGGAAATCCAAAAAGAGATGTAAGACCCATAGTATCTAATAATTTAAGTGAGGCTGCAGGTTTAGCAGTTCTCGAGGGTTTAGATGCTGGATATGATATAGAAGATATTGCACCAGAAAAAGATAGTCCAAAGATAAAAGTAAAGTCTGGATTTTCAGAAGAAGGATTAAATGAACTTACAAACTTATCAGCTAAAGGTAGACCTATTGCAGGACAAAGTTTAACTAATAATCCTGAAACTCCTTATGCTTGGGAACAACCTCCTACATTTAGTAATCCTAGAGAAGCATTAGATTCTATTGTAGCTGAAATAATGCAACCAGAAGCTGTTAAAAATGTTGTTGGTGCATTAGCTAAAGGTGGTGCAGTTGGAGATATTGCTAGTGCTGTTTTATATGCTAAGTTTACTGAAGGTGATATTAGTATTGATAGTATGATGTTATTAGCAGAACCATTAATGTATGTTATTATGGCTATAGGTGAAGAAGCAAATATTAAGTATAATATTGAAGGTAATGATGCAGATGAGTTTGATGAAGAAGATGAAAGAGGAGAAATGGATAGTAAGATTAATGAATTTAGAACTGCTGTTTCTGATATTAAAAATCAAACTACACAAAAATTAAAACCGACAGTAGATGAAAATGTAGTACCTAGAAATATATTAGACAAGGTAAAAGAACAAGGTCCAGAGATTAGAAGTTTATTAAGTAAAGGAGAAGAGTAATGGCACAAGAATTTGAAAGTCAATTTAAACCTATAGTAGATGGTTCAGATTATTTATCTGGTTCAGAGTTTGGGCAAGTTGCTGGTGCTTTACTAGCTAGAAGAAAAAAAGAAGATAAAGACCAAGCTAAAAAATCTTTACTAGCTTCAATTCTTTTAGAGTCTATAGGAGTTGCACAGCGTAATCAAAAACAAGATGTTATAGATTCTATTAATGAAACTAATGAAAAGTACTCTGATGTATTTTCAACTAATAGAGCAGAGTTTGATAGTTATGCAGATGAAAAAACTGAAGTTGAAGAATATGAAAAAAATAAAACTGTATATTTGAATAATAAAACTACAGAGTTTATAAATGGTACAGATGAAATTGTAGCTGCTAGAGTAAAGTGGGAAGATGTAGATAACCAACCTATTGAATTAAGAGATACAATGTATGCTGCTTGGAATAAACATAGAGAAGAACTACAAAACAAAATGGAAGCTTTAGCAAAAGACCCTAGAGTTACTTCTGTAAGTTTTGAACAATTTAATAAACGTGCAAAAGAAGAATATTTAACAGCTATTAACTTAGTAAAGAATGACCCAACTAAAAAAAGTTTAATAGCTGCTGCATGGAATAGAATTTTTAAAACTAAAAAAGATGATGGTGGTGAATTAGTTACTACTAATACTGAACTATTAGATTTACAAGAGGCTTTAGATACAGCAAAAACTAATAGAAACACTTTTAGAGATACTATTGAGAATCAAGTTGTAGAAAAACAATTATATGAACCTTTAGTATTTAAAGCAAAGCCACAAAATAAAAATGCTATTTATTTAGAAGTTGTTCCTTCATTACAAGAGTTAGTTAGAAATGATAGTAGATATAAAGATGTAGATTCAGGATTTTTTCAAGAGGTTGTTGATGATATAATTAATAATAATCCTTCTTTTAATTCTAAACAAGTAGGTGAAATAGCTTATGGTTCTTTATTACAAGGAAATTTAGATATAGACGTTAACGACTATTTAACTAAAGAAGGAATTAAAACAGCTAATAATGAAAGTTTAATACTTGCATTTGAAAATGAAGAAAATCAAAAAGAATTTATAGGAAATAATCCTTTTAAATTATTTCAAATTGCAGATGCTTATAAAAATGTAGGAGATGAAGCAACTGCACAAGGACTATTAACTATATATAACGATGTTTATGAAGATAAAGATATAAAAGATTTTACTCCTACTGCATCACAAAAACAAAATAATGTAGAATTAATTAGAATAAAACTTAATGCTAAAGCACATAAAAGTCTTTTAAATGATAATGATGCTTTAGGAGTTTTAGGTGCTAATATAGCTTATGCAGAAAATTATTATAAGCAATTAAATCCTAATTGGTTAGATACTTATACAGCTCCAGAAATTAAAGAAGCTGCTACAAATTTTGTTTTAAATAATATGAGTACTAATTCAACTGAAATTAGAATGACAAGTGCAGATTTATTATATGCAGGTTTTAGAAAAGAGAATCCATTAGCTTTAGTAGATGAGATACCAATGTATTTAGAAGAACTAAATAAAGCAAATGCAGGTGTTGTAGAAAAACAAAATTTAAGAAATAGTTTTATTGGAGCAATTAAAGACCCTAGACTTGAATTAGGACAAGATGAAATACAAGAAACTATTACTAAAATAAATAGTTATTTTGAAAATACAGGTGTAAGTACTGAAGATGAGATTGAAGAGGTTGATACTTTTCCAATTAGTTCTGATGTTAGTATAGAAAGAAAAGAAAACATAACTAATGAATATGAAGAAAAAGGTTTAATAGCTACTCATCCTACTAGAAAAATAACTTATTTAAAAAATTATAAACAAGCAGTTAATAAATTAGATTTATCTAAATTATCAATAAGTGATTTAGGATTTTTATATGATATGTCTGAAGATGAATTTTATAATTATTTAGGTTTAGATAGAAATATAAGTTTAATGCCTTTTAGACTTCAAAGAGGAGAAAATATATTAGATAATAAAGCATTTGATGCTATTGAACAAAAATATATAAATCAAGGAAAGAATAGTTTTCAAGCTAATGGATTAACTAAAGGTTTATTTTATGGACAAAATAATTTTAGAGAATTAAAAAACGATGAAACTATTAATAATTTATTTAATGCATTAAAACAAAATATATTACAAAATTAAAAACTATGTCATATAAAAATAGTTTATTTTATAAAGAACCTACATTTAGTACAACAAGTTTTGGTCGTAAAAAAACTTTAGATGAACTAGAAAAAGATGAAAAATTTTTAGAAGTCTCTGAAAGATTTTTACAGTCTGTAGGTGAAAAGTCTGATGATGTATTTGAATACTTAAGAGATTCAGATTTTAATTTAGCATCTGGTATGAGTCGAGCCATGCAAAGTGGTAAATTTACTCAACAACAAAAACAAGACTATGCTTATTTAAGACGTGAGTTTGATAACGCAGACTTAGGAAGTCTTAAACAATTTGCTGGTTTAGTAAAAGATGCTGGTATTGATATAATTTCAGACCCTACAGTTATAGTAGCTTCTTTAGCTGCTCCTTTTACAGGAGGTACTTCTTTAGCTGTTAGACAAGGTATTGCAAGTACTGGCTTAAAAGCTGCTAAAAATTTTATAGGACCACCAGTACCTACAAGTGTAATATCAGGAGCTTTAAAAAAAGAAGGTAAACAAAGTGTCAAAAAAGCTGCTTTGGTTGCTGGAGCAGAAGTTGGAGCTTGGATGGGTTTAGATAATCATTTTAGACAAACTACAGAACTTAATACAGACTTAAGAAAATTATATTCTAAACCAGAATTAGTTGGTTCAGTTGCTCTAGGAACATTAACAGGTGGTTTAGTTGGTGGTGGTATTCAAAAAGCTAATTTATTCTATAGTAAAATGAATAGACTTTATTCTGATGATAGTTATATAAGCACAAAAGAAGGAAGTTTTGCAGATAAAGTTTATAAAGTTTTAGAGTTTGGGGATAAAGTTAAATCAAAAACTATTGGTTCTGCTACTTCTATTTTAGATACTAAAGCAAAGTTTGCTCCTTCTGCTAGAGAATTAGGTAATCTTGTTAGAGAAGATTTTAGTAAAGGATTCGGAACTATATACAGAAAAAAAGCTGAACTAAGTCATGGAGAACAACTTGATAATTTAAGAAGTGAGTATCATGCTTTATTTGATGAAGCTACAGCACCTATTAGAAAAACTGGGACTTTAAATGAAAGTGATGAATTAGATGTTATTAAAATATTAAGAGGTAATGACCCTAAACAATATAGTGAAGAAATACAGTCTGTTGCTTTAGATTTAAGAGCATTGTATAATAGAGTTTTTGATGATGCTATTGATGCTGGTCTTATTAAAGAAGATAGAAGATTACAAAATTATTTTACTAGAAGTTGGAACAGACAAGCTATTGAAGATAATAGACCTGAATTTGTTCAAAAATTAGTAGACGAAAAAATTGTTAAAAATGATATTGAAGCTGAAACATTAGTTGATAATATGTTAGATAAAAAGAATGAGTTATTTTCATCTCATTCTATTTTGTTAACACAGGCAAGAACATTTAAAGATTTAAATGATAATACATTTGAAAAGTTTTTAAACAATGATTTAAATTCTATGATAACTTATTATATGAATGCTGCTAATACAATTCAACATAAAAAAAGTTTTTTACTACCGGGATTTTCTAGAAAAACTAATGAACAACAATTTAATGAAAGATGGATAATACCTATAAATCAAGAGTTAAAAAAAGCTAGAGGTAAAAATAGAGGACTTTCTAAAAACGATAGAAAAAATATAAGAAATTTATATAGGTCAGTAACTGGTCAAGTTAATTACTTTGATAATGAACTTATACAAGGTGCTTATGATGCAACTAAATTAGCTAATGCTATGGCATATCTTCCACTTGCTACTGTTTCTTCATTAACAGAAGCTATGATACCTTTAACAAAAACTGGTGGTTCTGTTACAAGTCCAGTTAAAGATGCATTAAAAGGTGTTAGAGAAGGACATAAAATTTTTGTTCAAGATATACCTATATTATTAAAACAAAAATATAAAATGCCTGATTCTGCAATTCAAAAAGAAATGCAACAAGTATTTTTAGCAATGGATGAAGCTTTTGCTGAAACTACTAATAGATTGACTGGTGAAGGATTACAAAATGAATTTTTAAAAAAAGTAGGTAGAGGATTTTTTAGATATAACATGTTAATACCTTGGACTAAATCAGTTCAATTAGCTTCTTTTAACATAGGTAAAGGTTTAATAAAGGAAAACTTAGAAACTTTAAATAAATTATCAAAGGAAGGTATTGATGTTATAAATGAAGTAGGTACAAGAGAGTTAACTAGAAGTGAAGTTAGAAATATTCAAAAATTAAAAAATGAACTTTTTGGATTAGGAATTGATATTAATGATGGTTTAAGGTGGTTAAATGATGGAGCAAAAACATCTTTTAGTCCTGCTAGAAAAGAAGGAGTGTTAACAGGTGAAATAGAATATGCTGATAAATTTTATAAATCTGTTATTCAAGGTGCTGGTAGATTTGTAAATGAAGTAATAATGCCAGTAGGTAGAGATAGAGCTAGAATACCTACTTTTATGACTAATCCTAAATTAGATATTTTAACACAGTTTTTAAGATACCCTACAGTTTTTAGTAATACAGTATTAAAAAATTATATAAATTCTGTAATAGTTAATCCTAAAGTTAATGCTCCAAAACTAGGTGCTTTTGCTTTTATGGCTACTAATTTAGCACTTGCTACAAATTATTGGAGGTCTAACGAAGAAAATAGAGATAGGATAGTAGAACAAGGATTTGAAAGAGAGGATGTTGTTAGAGCTTTTCAGAGAGTAGGATTATTAGGTCCATTAGAATATGGATATAGATATGGAGATTCTCTAGAATATAATAGAAATCCTTACTTAGCTGCTGCAGGTTTAGGAGGTCCTACAATGTCTGATATTACAAATTTATTATTAGGAAGATATGGATTAACAGAAACATTAGCTAGAAAAACTCCTTTAATAGGTACTAAATCAATGATGAATAAATATTTTGGTGCTAATATATATGACCCTATAACACAAACTGCTAGAGAAATAGACAAAGAAACATCATATTTATTTGGAATAAAAGATAGACCAAAGGATAGAAGGTATACTAGAACATATAATGAAACTTATAAAAGAGAATATTCAACCGGTGGCTTAGTTACAGGACCAAAAGTTCCTGATACTGCAGAAAACCCAGCAGACAGAGTAGACCCTTTTACAGGAGCACCTTACTCTGACCAGATGGCTAGACTTGGATTAGTTAAAGGTGGTAGAGCTAATAAAGACTTAAATGATATTATATTACAAATAGAATATGCTCGTTTAATTAAAGATAATCCAGAATACAAAGATGTTTCTTATGAATTTTTTAAAAATAATGCACAATTATTAATGGATAATGTTAAGTTTGCTGAGAGTAAAAATAAAAATTTAGCTAGAGGACAAAATAATTTAGGTAGTTCTGCTTCGGGTTATTATCAATTTTTAAAAGGAAGTGTACCTACAGCTTATAATAGAGCAACTAATAGATTTTTTACAGGTGAACAATCAAAAATATTTCAACCTATTTTAAATAGTAATGATTCTTCTGCTGTATCGGAAAGTATTCAAGATGCATTATTTCTTTCTAATATGTTTGAATCAAAAGGTAGTGATAAATACTTAGCACCGGCTTTATTTGAAGGTAATACAGAAGCTTCTATGAATGCTTATTTATATAATCATCATACATTATCATCTAAAAATAAATCAATTAATAATGCTACAGTAGTACAAGCTAAAAAAATATGGGAAGTAAATTAATTATGAACATAGAACAATGTAAAGCTGAAATAAAAAGACACGAAGGTGAAGTGTTAGAAATATACATGGATAGTTTAGGTTATAAAACTCTTGGTGTCGGACACCTATGTCAGCCAGAAGACCCTGAGTATTCTTGGGAAGTTGGTACTGCTGTTTCTCAAGAAGTAGTAGATATGTATTATGATAGTGATTTTAATAAACATTTATTAGAAGCTATACATATAGTAGGTGAGGAAGATTTTAAAGACTTACCAGAAGCTATACAACGAGTTATAGTTAATATGTGTTTTAATTTAGGTGGTACAAGATTATCTAAATTTAAAAATATGTTAGCAGCTTGTAAAAAACATGATTGGAATGAGATGGCTAGACAAATGGAAGATAGTCGTTGGTTTGGTCAAGTAGGTAGGCGTAGTAAAGAATTACAAGATTTAGTATTACAGCAAAATGATTCTGTATACTGAAAAGCAATTAGAAGATGCTTACCATTCTTATAGGGTAACACAAGTCAAACAAGACATGGCTTTTGTAACACTACAAGATTTTAGAATAATGTTTGAAGAAATATTAGAAATATTATATAAGGATATATTATGAAAAATTTATTAAAGAACGTAGTAGGTGCTGTAGCTCCAACACTAGGTACTGCTTTAGGTGGTCCTATGGGTGGTATGGCTGCTAATATGATAGCAGAAGTTTTAGGTGTACCTAACAATCCTAAATCAATAGAGAAGGGTATAGCAGAAGCTACACCAGAACAAATGTTAGAACTTAAAAAAGCTGAACAAGCTTTTGAAGTACAAATGAAAGAACTAGATGTTGATGTATTTAAACTAGAAGTAGCTGACACTCAAGATGCTAGAAGTAAGTTTTCAAAAGACTGGACAGCTAGAATTATGGGTATAGCCACAGTAGGTGGATTCTTAGCTTATATATTCTTAGTAACATTACAACCACCAGAGCAGAATAGTGAGGCTTTAATAAACCTAGTGTTAGGTTATCTTGGTGGTTTAGCAAGTGCTGTTATTAGTTTTTACTTTGGGGCTTCACATAAGCAAGACTGATGGAGTCGGCAGTAGCACTAATAACTGAATTAGGTTTTCCTATTGCAGCAGCTTTAGGTTTAGGTATTTTTGTTTGGAAACTTATCAATAGAATTATTGATGGTATGGAAACTAAACTAGATACCCTAGATGAAAAAGTACAGACTGCATTAGACACTATGGAAGAAAGGGTGTCAACTAAACTTGATAGTCAATATGGTATTATTGTGAGTTTAATTGATAGAGTAAGAGCATTGGACAATCAAAGTATTAGACAAGATGTATTGTTAAAGACTTTGGTAGGTGTCCCAAATTTAATTGATTTAGAAAAAATAGCAAAGGCAGAGAGAGATGACCAAAGAAAAGATTGAGATGGCAACATTAGTAAGTATATTTTTATTAGCATTATTTGCAGTAACAGATATAAAAGCTGATGAGATGGTACATCAATTTAAGAATCCCAGTTTTAGTGGGATAGGTACTTCTGCACATTATCTTACCATAGAGAATCAAGAGTTCTCAAGAAAGATGACTATCAAAGAAGAACTAAAAGCTATTCAAGAACAAATAGAAAGAGATAAAGAGAACACTACACTAGCAAGGTTTATAAGAAACTTAGAGTCTAGAATATACGCACAGCTATCAAGACAGCTAGTAGAAAATTTATTTGGTGAGACTCCAAGTACAAGTGGCATATTAGAATTAGAA